TTCGCTTCTCATGAAAAATCAAAATACTGGAGTTTAAAAAATGAATTAAAACCAGAACAAGTATATAAAGTCACTGCTAAAAAATATTATTTTGATTGCGATAAATGTGAACATGAATTTTATATGAGCTTATCTCATATTTCAGGAAGAAATAGTTGGTGTCCATATTGTTCTAATAAAAAATTATGTGGCGTTAAAGAATGTAATGATTGTTTTGAGAAATCATTCGCTTCACATGAAAATGCAATATATTGGTCTTTAAAAAATGAATTAAAACCAGAATTTGTTTTGAAAAAAGGCGATAAAAAAATATGGTTCAATTGTGATGAATGTAATCACGATTTTGAAAAACAGATTAAAGCAGTTACAAATAGAAATGGTTGGTGTCCTTATTGTGTAAATCAAAAATTGTGTAATAATGATGAATGTAAAGAATGTTTTAATAAATCATTTGCTTCTCATGAGAAAGCAAAATTCTGGTCTTCAAAAAATAGTATTTCTCCAAGACAAATAGTTCAAGGAACCGGTGAAAAATATTGGTTTAATTGTGATAAGTGTAGTCACGAGTTTATTAAAGATATTCATGCGATTACTGGTGAAAGAAGTGGTTGGTGTATTTATTGTGCTAATAAAAAAATGTGTGATAATGATGATTGTAAAGAATGTTTTAATAAATCATTTGCTTGTCACGAAAAAGTGAAGTTCTGGTCTTTAAAAAATACAAAAAACCCTAGACATCTATTTCAAGGTGATAGTGGTAGATATTGGTTTAATTGTAATAAATGTAATTTAGATTTTGAAACTGTACTATATAATGTAAAGACTGGTTGTTGGTGTCCTTATTGTATTAATAAAACAGAAACAAAGTTTTATAAAATTATGAAAGAGTTATTTCCGTCAATTATACACCAATTTAAAGTAGAATGGTGTAAAAATAAAACGCATTTACCATTTGACTTTTGTATTCCAGAACATAAAATTATTATTGAATTGGATGGTCCGCAACATTTTACACAAATTATGGAATGGAAAACACCAGAAGAACAATTAATAACTGATAAATACAAAGAAAAATGTGCGAACGATAACAATTATTCTGTTATTCGTATAATACAAAATGATATATTTAATGATACTTACAACTGGCTAAAAGAATTATGTAAAATAATTAAAGAACTAAAAAATGGAAATGATGTAGCAAATGTATATTTGTGCAAGAATAATGAATATAATTTATATTAGGTTTATGTGACACCAAAATAATTGAATTATTTATATAAATGAAATAAAATATTTTTTTATTTAATATAAAAATTGAAATGAAATAAATATATTACATTATTTTATTCTATTAAAAATGACTATTTGCTCTAATTGTACTAAAAAAGCAACCTTTAATATTTTGGGTCAAAGGGCTAAATATTGCGCGACCCATAAAGAGCCTGATATGATAGATGTTTTAAATAAAAAATGTGAATGTAATAGTTCTCAACCTAGATGGAATTTTTCAGGTTTGAAACCATTATGCTGTGTTTCTTGTAAAAAAGAAGGTATGATTGAAACTCATAGAAAAAAATGTTTTTGCGGAAAAGTTAGACCTACTTTTAATTTTGAAAATTTAAAGGCAGAATTTTGTAATTCTTGTAAAAGTGATGGAATGATTAACGTTGTAGATGAGAGATGCTTTTGTAAGAAGCTAACAAGTCCAAATTTTAATTATGAAGGATTGCGACCTAAATATTGTTTTGAATGTAAATTACCAGATATGGTTGATATGCGAAATCCAAAATGTGTGTGTGGATTAAGACCTAATTTTAATTTTGAAGGACTTAAACCTAAATTTTGTTCTAAATGCCGAGTAGATGGAATGATAGATGTAACACACAATATGTGTTTTTGTGGAAAATCACAACCAACTTTTAATTATGAAGGATTAGTAGAAAAATATTGTGTTAATTGTAAACTAGATAATATGATAAGTAAAAATAAATGTTTTTGTGGAAAAGGGTCTCCTTTGTATAATCTAGAAGGATTATTTGGAAAGTTTTGCGGTCAATGTAAAAAAGACAATATGATTGATGTTCATCATAAAAGATGTAAAACACATTTATGTGGTACAAGACCACAAGATAAGTTTGATGGATATTGTTTAAGATGTTTTATTTATAATTTTCCAAATAAACACGTAGCAAAAAATTATAAAACAAAGGAGTTCTCAGTAGTAGAATTTGTTAAATTATGGTTTCCAAACTTTACTTGGTTTGCTGATAAACAAATTAAAGATGGTTGTTCTTCTAAGCGTCCAGATTTGCTACTTGATTTAGGTTATCAAATTATTATTGTAGAAGTTGATGAAAATCAGCATAGTAAATATGATTGCTCTTGTGAGAATAAAAGATTAATGGAACTATCACAGGATTTAGGGCATAGGCCTATTATATTTATCAGGTTTAATCCAGATGATTATGTTGATATAAATAATGAGCGTGTAAGGTCTTGTTGGAGTATTACAAAAATAACAGGAATTATTAAGATTGAATATAAAAAAGAATGGAATAATCGTTTAGAATGTTTAAAAGAACAAATTAATTATTGGACTCAACCTGAAAATAAAACAGATAAAATGCTAGAAATAATTCAATTATTTTATAACCAAAATATTTAAATAAATTTAAATAATTTTAAAATCATAAAAATTAAATGCGTATTTTTTTTATTAAAAAAAGTCAAATATAATATATGTCGCTAGAATTAAAAAAATTTGATATGAAATCTATTAGCTTTAAGCCTAACGAAAATAAAGGACCTGTCGTGGTTTTATTGGGAAAACGTGATACTGGAAAGTCATTTCTTGTCCGTGATTTACTTTATTATCACCAAGATATTCCAATAGGAACAGTAATTTCAGGCACAGAAGAAGGCAATGGATTTTATACCAAAATGGTACCAAAATTATTTATCCATAATGAGTACAACACAGCAATTATAGAGAATGTGTTAAAAAGACAGCGAACTGTTTTAAAACAGGTAAAAAAGGAAATGGAAACATTTAAGCGAAGCTCAATAGATCCAAGAGCATTTGTAATTTTAGATGATTGTTTGTATGATGCTGCTTGGACGCGAGATAAATTAATGCGTCTTTTATTTATGAACGGGAGACATTGGAAGATAATGTTAGTGATAACAATGCAATATCCATTAGGTATTCCTCCAACTTTAAGAACAAATATCGACTTTGTTTTTATTCTAAGAGAGAATTATATTGCAAATAGAAAAAGAATTTATGAAAATTATGCGGGAATGTTTCCAACATTTGAATCATTTTGTCAGGTAATGGACCAATGTACTGAAAATTATGAGTGCTTAGTAATAAATAACAACTCAAAATCTAATAAACTACAAGACCAAGTTTTTTGGTATAAAGCAGAGAGCCATAATGATTTTAAACTAGGTTCAAAGGAATTCTGGGAATTATCCAAAGGAGTTAATTCAGATGATGAAGATGAAAAATATGACCCAAATTCAGTTAAAAAACGAGGGGCAGGACCAAAAATTAGTGTTAAAAAAACAAAATGGTAATAAACAGATATTATTAAAATATATTTTTATTAAAAATAATTAATAAAAATATCGAAACTATATTTAATCCTTTTTGACAACAAAAGGACCGCTAATAAGTTCACTTTGACCGTGGTCGGTATTTCCAATTACAATGTTCTCTCCTTCAAAGAGTTCAGAACGAATATCAGCAGCAGAAATTGTTTCATTATCCTTTGAACCAAAGTCTTGGGATGTGGCATTAGTAACACCAATCAAATTGCCTTCATCATCAATTGATTGAGTTAATGTATTCCCTGATTTCTCGGCATTCTTAATATTTTCCTCAATTGCTTTTTGCTTTGTTTCCTTAACACGTTGGTCGAACGCGGTCTTAGCATTAGACTCATTCTTTGTCTTTTCGTGCATCAATTGATTTAGCTCCTCTTCCATATACTCAACACGACCAGTCTTGTAAGCCTCAGGCTCCCAAGGCATCCATAATCCAACAGGCCCAACGTACACATCGTGGTTAGGGTCAATCTCTCTCAACATTTTACATCTCAACTCAGCTTCCTCCAAAGTTGGATACACACCTCTAATCTTTAATCCTCTTGTAGAAGTTTGAAACTGATTATTGATGCCAAACGATTTCTCAAGTTCTTCCTCATTA